ATAAAGTCTGGTATTCTATCTGTCAAGTCTGACCTGTCTAACCAGTCTGCTATTGCATCTTTTAATTCTGTAAATGTACCTAGTGCCATTATACTTTTCCTTTAGTAGTTCTCCAAGGAGCGTTGTCTGGATGATTCAACCATTCCTTCATCCTATCTTGGTTTCCCCATACACCTTCCCTCATCATCTTCTCTACTACAATAAGAGGTATCCTTGCTACTCGGTGTGAAAACTGTGAGTCACCTTTATATTCATTTCTTCCAGCACTGAATCTATCAGCACTATTCAGTTCGGAAACTTCTTTAACTGTCTTGTCATCTTGGTGACTTGAAACAGTCATACTTCCATCTAAATTTGTTATGATTTTTGTATCAATTGCCATAATGTAAACCACCCCAGTTTCCTAGGGTGGTAGTAGGTTAGCTATTAACCAGTAGTGTATCTAATCTTACCGTTTGCAGCTTCATTGCCACAACGTAAGCCATACTCTACAACAAGCATCTTCTTATCAGAGTCACCTTCTTTAGCAATATCCACAGTTTGGAAATCACGAAGATACTCAACTGACCACATATCATGGTCTAGGAAGTATACTAAGTCTTGGTCACAGTATCTATCCAACTGAATGTTGAAAGTACCGAAGTCAGAAACATACACATCAACCGCATTGTAAATTGACTTGTTGTCATCTACAACTGATTGTGTGCTAGAAGCACGACCTGACATTGCTGTCACTAGCTTCTTGTTAGTAGCACCAAGTAGAATGGTTGATGGTTCGCCACCAGCATTCCAAGTAGACTCAGCTACTGCAGTTATATCAGCCTCAACAACTGCTGCGTGTGAACCAGAAGTTCCTGCATCAGTTACGTTAGTTGTTATAAAAGCAGCTGCACCTTTAGTCTCACGAGCTGTTGATGCATTACCTGCGACAGCAGCATTGTCAGCTAAGAGTGAAGTCTCCATATCTCGCTTAATCTCTTTCGAGGCTTTTGCGAGCTGGTGTGCCATCTCTGACTTTTTACCAGCGTTGTTTACTGTCTCTTGAGTACCAGTAACTTCGACAACCTTTTTACCGATTTGAGTATAGTTACCCAATCTAGTTGTAGCAGTCGTAGTTGCAGCACCAACAGCAGCTCCCTCCACATGATAGTTAGTTCCAGAAGCAGCAGCTAATGCATCAGTTTGCCACTCAAAGTAAGTGTTAGAAACTGTGCCTTTACCTGCGATTCCCGATAGGAACGGAGTATCAGTAGGGGAAATATCATAGATGACATCAGACAAGTCCTCGCGGATTGCTTGAGCATCGTATGTGTTGAAATTTGTTGCCATTTCAATTCTCCATATTAAAGCATATCATAAAATAAGGAAGCGGCATCATCTTGCTTACCGGACTTCCTCAACCGAGCACGCTTTTTCTTGGCTACTTCAGTAGCTACATCTTCCTTTGAATTTCCTCTTCCAGACTTTTGTACTTTTGGAACTTTCTTGACTGCTTTCTTCTTCGGAGCTACTTTCTTGGTTAGCTTATCAAATTCCATAGCTTTCTTAATAATTAAGACACTACGATGGTCTGCTAACTGACTTATCTCTTCTGGTCTAAAGCCTACTGAAGTCGCATACTCTTGTATGTCCTTCTTAATAGTAGAGTCTTTATCATTCCACTCAGGTAAAGCCTCAGTTAATCTAGTATATTCTTGCTGAACAAAATGTGCTCTTGCTTGTTGAGCCTGTCTAGCTTGTTCTTGGTGAACAGCTTGTTGTTCTGCTACTACATTACTAACTCTTTCCTGTGCATCTCTGTACTCATCCTTCTTTATCATGTATTGGTAGGGGTCTTCAGCTTTTAATGCTTCCCAATCAACACTATCAAAGTCATTCAGTTTGGCTGCTTGTTGCTCTTGCAACATTTGTAGTCCATTTGCGTACATTTGCCTCTCTTGCTCTAGTTGCATACGCTCGGACTGGATTTGCTCCGTCTCCTTACGCTGCTCTGCTAGTGCCTGAGACTTACGAGTATAGTCAGCCTGCCTTTGGTATCCGTTCTTGAGTTCATCAATACCAACCTCATAATCTTTTCCATCTACCTTAATGGTATATTTCAAATCTTCTTCGGCTACTACATCATACTCTTCTTCGGCTACCTCTTCTTCGGTTTCTTCTTCGACTTGTCCTTCTTCCTCTTCTTCAGATTCGGATTCAGGGGTCTCTTCTTCTACCTCTTCAGCTTCCTGTGTTTCCTCTACCACTTCCTCGTCAACAGGGGTATCGGTTTCCTCGTTTGCGGTTTGCTCTTGTGAGTCCCACATACTTAGGATTTGGTTAGCAGCATCTTCTGCTGAACCTTCTTGTGCTCTTTCAAATCTACCTTCTTGGGTGTTCTCTGCAGAATCCATAGGTTATCTCCTCTAATTAGTTAAAAAATCTTCTTGCTCCCTTTCAGCAAGTTTGCCTGTTTCAAGCACTGATTGTATATGTTGGTTTACTAATTCAAGTGCTTTGATTGTTACATACAATCTATCTCTTTCCACTTCCTCGGCAACTCTGGTATCTAAGAGATGCTGTATTAATGCTTCTCTTACTGTGGATATAGCCTCTACATATAGAGGATGTTCTAAAATCTGTTTAGCTTGGTCTGCCCTCGCTAATTCTTCTCCCTTGTTCCCCATTTAGTCTCCTATTTTAACAGCTCGTTCTTGCTCTCTTTCTAATACAAGTTCTTGTTGTTTAAGTGCAAGTTCTGCTTTCTTAATCTCAAGTTCTTGTGCTTTAATTTGCATTTCTACTTTTGCTTCTTGTGCTTTTAGCTCTAGATTTTGCTGTGCTATTTCAGCATCAATTTGCATTTCCTGTTGTCTTAGTTGGGACTCTTGTTTTATCTTCTCTAACTTGACTTTAATTTCTTCGGCTTTAAGCTGTGCTTCCATCTGCTTGGCTTGTTCTTCTGGAGAAGGCCCTTGTTGTTGTGGAACATCAGCATCACCGGGGTCTTGTATAAAGTCATCTACATTCTTCATGCCCATAGCTTTTATTTGCTCGGCCACTAGATTATAAACGTGTTTTGGTTTAAGTAGCATACCAGCTGCTGGGTGTTGTGCAATCATTTGTATCGTTTGTCCTAGTCTTCCTAAGTGCATTAGGTTCATGTCCTTGTTGCCGAATCCTAGTCCTACTTGTGCAGTACAATCTAAGTTGTCTTTCCAATCTTGTGGGTAAAGACTAACCCATTGGTTATTCAGCCTAACTAATTTCTCAGGTTTCTCAAACTTCTGCACCAATTGGTACACACATTTAGCTAAGTCTTTCATTCCTGTCTCAGCGAATATCCTAGCTATTAATTCTATTTTCTGCTGTGCAGCGGTCATAACTTGACCGACACCTGTGGCAGTTTGGTGAGACTTTAGCCCACCTTCAGATAGACCCATTGAATTCTTGCTAACACCAGTGCGTTCTTCTCTAATGCTATCTAGGTATCCTAGCATATTAAAAGAGTTCTGGTCTAGTTGTGGTGTTCCCAGAGGGTTAACAGCACCCGGTGTGCGTACTCTTACAATACCACCCGGTCTAGAAGTCATTAGGTCATCTAAATTCGCTTGTCCTTCGACTACCTCATATCGCCCATTATTTGTTAGGTACATATTGTCTAACAAGTTACGCATTAATGTAGTCTTAATAAGTTGAAGGTCGGAGATTAAGTCATAAATACTCAGACCATAGAACTTATGAGGCATTGGGATAGGTGTAAGGGAGGAGAAGGGAACACTATCCACAGCCTCATTATCTAATAATTCATCTCCAACCTTCGTTACTTTTCTTAATTCAGCTATACCATCGTTGTCATAGTCTACTCTAGTGTAGCATTCTGTGACCCAGATTCCATCATCGATATCACCTTCTGGTGAGTTATCCTGCTCATGTGAGAATCTAGCAAGTCTTTCAGACTTCCATTCTGCCTCATCATTATTGAATACATTCTCTATCTTACTCTTAGGATAGCCTTGTTCAATTAATTCGGACTTAGTTTTCTTAACTCTATGAGCAACGAACCTTGCAGTGTCGATGGTCTTGGCATACTTATCAATTAAAAATTCTTCTGGCGGTACAGCCTCTATCCTAACCTGTCCGTCTTCGTATGTTCTGTTTACTACAACATCGTGTGTTACTGCTTGGGGTGCAAGAGCTGTTTCATCCATTTGCTCTTCACCACCATTTGCTGTATGTTGTTTTACTTCTACATTGTCATCCATTAAGAGGGCGGTGAACTCTTCTTCCGTTAAGTTCTTATACTCTTCTCTTAATGTCTCACTGGTGTCATCCCAGTAGTGTTTGACTATACCATTCTTTTGTAGTAGTGCATCCTTGAACCACTGGTATATAATACTAAAGCCGGGGTTCTGTCTCATTATGACATAGTTTACATAATCTGTAGACTGCTTTGCCATCTCGACATCTTCAGGGCCTTGAGGTTCAAACTGTACTACCTTATCGCCCGAAGTAAATATCTTCATAAGGCTAGGCATAATCCATTCGATTACATCTGCTACATCTCTAGTGACAATCTGTGAGCGACCTTCCTGCTCATTGCCATACTTCTTACCGTAATAACGGTCAAGTGCGTCAGAGCGTTGGGCTGTTAGCTTACCATCTTTGTACCCTAAAGCAGAGTGTATTTCTTGCTCTAAGTGAGCAGCAAGCTCCCTTTTTGTCATTTTAGCCATAAATTATTTACCTTTATTAATAGGGTATTTAGTTTCTTTTACAGGTGGTGGACTACTGACTGCTTTCATAATCTCTTTCAAGTCCTGTACCTCTTGTAATATCTCTAGTATTCTATCTTCTAACCATCTTGGATTCATACCTTCTCCTCATACTATCCAACTTAAATCAGTCTTAGGGAGTTCCTTTCCCCAGACACTATCATTACCTGTGAATACAACCTCTGTTACACACAAGTACCTAAATGCATCGCTAGCGTGTGATGTCCAGTCATGCACTGGTCTTTGTGACCAAATCTTTTTCTTGTCATCATAGCTACTTCTATATTGTAGCAATGCCTCTAGTCCTTTCTTAGTCTTTTCTTCGTCAAACCAGCATTTATTTAAAAAGGTTCTGGTTGTTTCAATACCATCCATAACTTTTAACTTTGGTGCGACTTGAAAGTCAATACCTAGGTCAAATGCTAGGTCTCGTCTTGACTTACCAGTAGAAAATTCTCTAACTACTATATCGTGTGGTGCTATATGTGCACCATAGTTGTAGCCTTTTTGTTTAAGTACATCTATATAATAAGGTAAACCCTCATTTGAACTTTCAAAATAATCTATAAGATGTACTGCTTTTCCTACAAATTGGCAGAACCATATACTGGTTGCGTCACTTACACCTAAATCCCAAGCTGTTACTACTTGTTTAGCCGGGTCATAAGGGACTTTCCCCACTCGGTCTTCTTCATAGCAAGTTTCAATCTCTTTAGCATAATACGCACCTCTAAGTGCAGCAGACCAAGAACACTCGTATTCTTGTTCAAATTCAGTCTCCGCCATATCTTGCTTCGCAAGTTCCAATTCCTCATCATCTAATATCCCCGTTTCACTCGCCTTATATAAGAATCTAGCCCATCCCTTTCTTTCCGGTGCTGAGTGGTATAAATCATAAAATTCGTTCTTCCCTTTAGGTGTACCAATAAATATGGCATACCCTTTCCTGTCTGACAGTGCTGGCCTTATAACCTCAGAGAACATCTTTGGGTTCATCTGAGCGTACTCATCAAGCACTACACCGTCTAGGTAAATTCCCCTGAGAGTGTCATAATTGTCAGCCCCATAGAGCTGTATTCTAGCTCCCATGAAGTCGGCTCTTAGTTCAGCCTCATTAAACTTAACCTCTGGAAATACTCCACATAACCTCTTCAATTCATCCCAAGCTACTGTCTTAGCCTGTTTAAATAAAGGTGCTATATAAGCATATCTAGGTGCTGGCTTACCACTTATAACATCTTCAACAGCACTCTTAATTAACTGATTAATAGCAAATACTGTCTTACCAAACCTTCTATGACATACAACAACATTAAATCTAGCTAAGTTGTTATGTATTTCATTCTGTAATTCCCTAGGTGTATAAGGAATTACTACAGTTTTCCTTTCCTCCATATTCCTTTCCCTGTCTTCTTATAAGCATAATTCTTTATTGGGTCATACTCATAATATTCTGGAATACCACCGTGTCTTTTTACTGCTCGGTCTATAGCACGTTCTTCCGCACTCATATTACCTCTTATATAACCTTCTGTTGTAACTGAGCCATCTTTATGTAGATGACCTCGTTTTATCAGAATATTTTTAGAAAGTTCCTCTGCTTCTAGTTCCTTAGTACCCTTCTCCATAAGTTGTTCTTTGAGTCTGGTATGTATTCTAGATAACATTAGTGTACCTTATCGTCTTTATCCCTTAGAATCTGGTTTGCATCTGCAATATCAGCAGCATCCTGTGCCCATTTAATATCAAAGGTTCTATCTTCTACAACAACAGTGTGTTTTGGAGACCATCCGGCCTGAGTCTTTAACCAAAAGGTAGTCATACTAGGAGATTCACCTGAAACTGCCATTTCATAGGCAACTCCGGCAACCCTTGCAGTACGCTTATCTTTACCTACTATTAGATTATGTGCAAAATATTTGGTAAGAGTAGCATTACTAATACCCATGATTTTAGAAATAGTATGTTGGTCTAAACCTATACAAACCATCTCTTCTACCTTAGAATAATCGTCATCCGTAGGTTTATACGTCTGTCCTCTCTTGATTCTAGACTTTTTACCACCAGCTTTCTTAGATTCTGCACTAAGTCCACCAGTAGGTCGACCTCGCTTACGCTCTATCTTTAATACAGCATCTGAAGGTTTAATACCTTTAGCAGATGCTACTGCATAGCGTAGTTCTTCTTCTAATTCTTTCTCTATTTCTCTAATCTCATCTTCTGAGTCTATAGAAATTTCACCTTTATTTGCCATATACTATATTATACCATAAAATTGCTTATTGTATTCCTAGAATATATACAAAGTTCTTCATTATATTTATATAAACTAAAAATTTGGTTCAATGTATCTTTATCAGTGTGGTTCTAGGAATAGTGACTTAGTTAACTTAAAATATAAGCAATATTATACCATATATTTCTTAGTTTGTGTAAGTATTTTATTCATTGTGCCCGAAATCGGGGAGTTTGTGCGGGGAATTACTTGAAAAATAATAATTTTACATGGAGGTAGGTTACAGTCCGCAGGACTTCGGGGGCATGGGGTGGCTGGGGGTTCGACTTCCCGGGTTTTCTGGGTTAGACTTTCTTCGAACTTTCGGGGAGTTGATACACCCTCTCAATGTTTTTATATTGGAGCCTGAATTCGTAGTTTTTATATTGGAGCCTGAATTCGTAGTTTTTATATTGGAGCCTGAATTCGTAGTTTTTATATTGGAGCCTGAATTCGTAGTTTTTATATTGGAGCCTGAATTCGTAGTTTTTATAT